TAATAGATGATCCAGGACCTGGAGGATACGGTAAACAATAATGTTAAATCAATATTCAAATATAGACCAAATTTTAAATTCAAAAGAGTCATTAAATGCTCGTAGATTAGATTCTGTTGATTATGACTTATTAAATTATCCAGATTATAGAATTAGTTATAATGCTCAATTAGATTCTACATCAACTCAAAAAGTTGAATTTCATGTATATTCTAATGACACGTGGATAACAGGTAACCATTCTATACAAGCTTCTAGTTTAAGTCCTAATATTACAGATACCGAAACAGATACTTTAATTGCATTTCCGTTTGCTTCATTGGATATTAATTTATATTCAGAATTTAATTCGTTAGGACTAACTGCGGGTAATTTTAGATTTGTTTTAAACTTTTTTAAAAATTTAATTGGAAGTTATGACAATCAATATTTAAAAGTATCAGAAATATCTCCAGATCGTACAGAAGTAAAATTAACATTAATTGATAAAAACAATCAATCAGCATTAACTCAATTGGTTAATTATATTGATGATGTTAAACAAACACAATTAAATGACAATATAGTAAATCCTAATGTTACTGAAACGTATTTATTAAATTTTAGTCAAAATAATTGTATACAATTTGTCAATAGTGTAGTTGTAGGAGAACATTTATATGTAAAACTTTTAAATCCATTACCATTAGATATTGATTTAAAATTTAAATGTTGGGTTGTACAAGAAAAAAAATTACCATATGTTGATACTGTTGAAATAACACCGGAAATATTATCATCAATACAAGAAACTTTAGCTGGACCAAATTGGCAAGCAAATACGAATGCAACTGATATTTCAACAGAAACAGATTTAAAGTCTTGGAATGATTTATTAGGATCTTCAATTCAAACTTCACAACAAATAATTGATTCATATTTTTCAGGATCATTATCTGGAATAGATTTAAATATAGACTATTCTGATTTTAATAATTTCATATTTTATAGTTCAGCTACAGAAAGATTAGCTAATTTTAGATATAAATTAGGATTAATCGAAACATATACATCACAATCAGCTGTTATTTCAAATATTAATAGTGCTGTTAGTACAACTAATGCAAATGATTTTACACAATTAAAAACAAATTTAATATCTGGATTTGATGAATTTGAAAAATATCTTTACTATGAATCTTCTTCAATATTATTTACTCACGATCGATATAATAGTATTGATGTTAATGTTTCAGAATTAACTGGAAGTTATATACAACCAGCTCCTAAAAGTAATTCTACTAAACCTTATTCATTGATGTCAGTTACTAGTAGCAACTTTGTTAATTGGTATGATTCATTATATAATTCAGCTGAATTGTATGATAGTTATAATACTAATATTTTAACGAATGGAATTCCGGAATTTATTAAATTTGATTCAAATAATTCTGATATGAATATTTTTGTTAATATGTTAGGACATCATTTTGATATTTTATATACATATATTAGATACTTAACAAAAATGTATAATCATGATGAACATCCAAAACGAGGTGTTCCTAATGAATTATTATTTCAAGTTGCAAAACAATTTGGGTGGAATTTATCCATAGGAAATCAAGGATCAAATTTATGGGAGTATTTATTTGGAACTAATGAACAAGGAATTCCTATTACAGGATCATTGTCAGTAGGAGATCCTGCAGTATCAAAACGTGATACTACATATGGTATCTGGAGAAGAATTGTTAATAATTTACCATTATTATTAAAATCAAAAGGAACAAAACGAAGTATACGAGCATTATTATCATGTTATGGTATTCCGCAATCTATGATATCTATTAATGAATATGGAGGTCCTAGAATAACAAGAGCTCCTATTTATGAAACAAATGAATTTAATTATGCATTAGATTTAATTAATAATTCAGCTGGTACAATTACTATAGATTATACTAGACCTATTCGCTCTGTAGAACTAAGATTCCGAACAGATAATGTATTAACTAATCCTTCGCTACCATCTACCATGAATTTATATTCAATTGGCGGAAACAATGTTACAATTGATTTTAATAGCGGCACATTAGGAACATTAAGAATTAATACAACCGCGTCTGGACAGATCGAATGTTTCGATGGAGAATATATTAATACGTTACTTCGAAGTGGTTCAAATGGTACATTAGAATTATTAGCACAGCGTTCTAAGTATGGAAAAATTATAACAACGGTTTCATCTTCTATTACGGGTAGTTTTCCAAATACTGGTACGATATCATTAGGATTAAATCCAGGAGGTAATGCTGGAAATAGATTACAAGGACAACTTCAAGAACTTAGATTATGGACTTCTAGTTTAGATATAAATCCATTTTCTAATCATACAAAAGCACCAGGAGCATATGATGGAAATTCTAATGCATATGAAGAATTAGTTGCAAGATTTCCATTAAATGATAAAATTAATCATACATTAACTTCTAGTTTACAAGGTGTTGAACCAAATTCATCAAATATATCTGCATCTTTTATTGGATGGTCTTCTAATGAGCCGTATAATTCACAAGAAGAAACATATTATTATGATGGAATTTCTGCAGGAAATGATACATTAGATGATAATAAAATACGAATTGAGTCAAATAATTTAATTTCTGGATTATCACCAGATTCTAGAGCCGAACAAAGTCAATTTGATAAAGCTCCATTAGATTCGTCTAGACTAGGAATATTTTATTCTCCTCAAACAATGATTAATGATGACATAATTGCACAATTGGGATTTGTTAATTTAGAAGAATATATAGGAGACCCTGCAGATCAAGATTCAAAATCATATCCTGCATTGAAGAAATTTTCTGAAACATATTGGAAAAAATATTCTGAAAAAAGTAATATAAATGAATATTTGCGTGTTTTTAGTTTATTTGATTTATCATTTTTTGGTCAAATTGAACAATTACTTCCTGCACGTGTAAATAAAATAACTGGATTGTTAATACAACCTACATTATTAGAACGAAGTAAAGATTCTACGAAAACTGGGTATTTGCAACGAAGTAATGAAACATATGACGCTAATTTAATTGTTTCAACAGAAACTCAAAATATTACATCATCATATGAATCTATAGAATCAGAATTAATTGTAAATTCAGAAGATCAAAATATTCTATCTGGATCTGTTGCTAATAATTATGTAGCATATTTAACTAGTAGCACTTCATATACAGCAACTCCATATTCATATAATATAATATATCGATATAGTGGATCATGGGTTACTGGATCTAATCCATATTGGGAATCTGAAGCAATATTACCGACGATTACCGGATCTAGAGTCTCTAATATATTTAAAACAATGATTCAATCTTCTAGTACAACACCTAGTAGCGGAGGAGGATATGGATCTGGAACGTATGGGTCTTCTACATATGGAAGTTCTGGTGCTTTGAGTTCTGGAATGACACAATATTTTAATTTAACTGGTTCATTTGCTGAAGTTCAAGATTTTAGTCCTATAGGAATGGAAAATGCAAGATTTAATGGATCTAAATTAATTGGAAAAGATTTTAATATTGAACCGACAAGATTTACTGGTAATTTTAAAACAATTGACGGAGGACCAGTTGTAGAGTTTTCTGAAGTTAATCCGAATAATATTACAGTTAGTACTCCAAGTAGTGAAGGTTCATTTAAGGTAGAAAAAATCCGTGAACGTAAAAAGAGAAAAAGAAAAAGAAGATCTGGAGAAGAACCAGAAGAGTTTTTTAAATAAAAACAACAAAAATTTTATAAGATAATATTTATTAAAAATAAAAGGTATATACAATGGGATATTTAAATAATAGTACAATTACAGTAGATGCTATTCTAACCAAAAAAGGAAGAGAGCTATTAGCAGCTGGTAGTTCTGATTTCAATATCACACAGTTTGCATTAGGAGATGATGAAGTAGATTATGGATTATGGAATATTAATCATCCATTAGGATCAAGTTATTATGGAATATTAATAGAAAATATGCCGTTAGTGGAAGCAGTTCCAGATGAAACTCAAGCATTAAAATATAAATTAGTTACATTACCAAAACAAATAACAAGAATTCCTGTTATAACTGTTGCAAATCCATCAATTACATTACAAGCTGCGGGAGACACTGCGGTCATAACGCCAAATACAAGTAATTTTGCGTCTGGTAATTCTACATTTGGATATACAGCAATATTAGCAGATAGTACAATTGCTGATATTAGTGTTGTTCAACCATTAGCTAATCCAGGAACGTTGCCAACTACCCCAACTGCAATTGGAAATAATGCAGATGCACAAAGCATTGCGGTAGCAGGATTTGCATTTCAAATTACAGCTAAAAATCTTTTAGAAGATAAAACCACAACTGTAAATATTATTGCAAATGAAACAGGTGGTAGCACAACTGTTAATGTAACTGTTAACAAACAAACAGTAGCAAGTAATGCTCCTACTTTTTAGGCTTAAATTGGAATTAATAAAATGAAAATAATAGATAAATTAAAACAATTACCAAATCAAAAACAAGATGGCACTTTACCTACGGTTAGCACATCTGGAGAAACATATTCTAGATTTAATGTATCTGAAGATGTTGTTTCGCAACAAAAAGAGACAGTAACTGCAGGATTATGGAGTGGAGGAATTGGAACATTAACTACATTTTTTGCTTCAAATGTACAAACAGTATCACAAAAAAGACACTATGTCGACGTATTTGACGCAGCAACATCAGATGAAACTAGAGCAGTACAATTTGCAGTAGCATTTGGACATGTAGATGGAAATGGATCTTCAAAATTAGGCACACAAGAAAGTCCAGCGTCAAAAGCAATTTATGCACAATATAAACAATTATTATTAAATAAAGATGCGTCTAGATTTGTAACTGCAGGATCTGGTAGTACTGATTATATTTATGCTATTAATATTGAACGAGCAAGACAAAAAGAATCAATTGATTTTGGTAATTGGGAAATTCCTTTACAAAATATAACAACTCATACTCAAAATGCAACAGGAAGTGTAACTGTAGGATCTAATAGAATTACATTAATTGATGACTCTTCAATAGTTCCTGGAGGAACCACAACTGAATCTGGTGTTGTATATAATATTGTATCTGGTAGTATCGATAATGGAGTACATAACACAACAAATCCTGTTTATTATGGATTATTTTATCCAACTCATGGAGTAATGATATTAGATGGAAAAATGTTAGATCAACAATTAGGATTTTCAACTAATTTAACTGCTTCTAATGCAGCATTATCTGAAGGTAATAATCATTATTTGTTATTTAATTCTATATCTGGATCGGCTGCAGCTGCTGGTGGTAATGTAGGATTCGAAGCAAGAAATGAACAAGAAATTACTAGTACTCATTATTTTATAAGAGTTAAAAATGGAAGTTTTAATTTTTCAAATAATCCTTCATACGTTACCGGGTCAGTTGGAGACTTTAAAAACTCTTCATATGTTGGTAATCCTAAATCATATATTACAACAGTTGGATTGTATAATGATAGCAATGAATTGTTAGCAGTTGCTAAATTAAGTAAACCATTATTAAAATCATTTTCTAGAGAAGCGTTAATACGTGTTAAATTAGATTTTTAATAAATATCATTGAATTTAAGCCCGTTATATTTATATTAAAGATATAACGGGTTTTTACTAGTATGGCGAATCAAACTTCAGATATAACAACATATTATGGCGCTCCACCAACAGTATTTAAAAAAATAGATCCTGTTAATTATAAAGTAAATGAATTTGAAGTAAATAAAACTTTTTCTTTTACATCTGCTAGTGCAGAATCAAATAATTTTATACCATTATTAGGAATTTATCAAAGAACATTGCCTAATATTTCTGCTAGTGCTACATTTACTGCTCCATTAAATTCAAATGGCATATATCAATTTCAAACATATTATTCAATTAATCACTTATTTTACAAATATAAAAATGAACCTACAAAAACATATGGACCTACTGATTTAAATAAAACTTCGAAATTTCTGTATCAAAGTGCATCTGTTTTTAGTATACCGCAAATTAAATTTGGAGAAGGAATTAAACCAAATTCATTTACATATGTTTCTAGTTCTGGATTAACATTAAACTCGGATAAATATGGAAATATATTTGATACAAATATTAATACTGGATCTTTTCCTCTACAAGAAACATTTTATGAAGGATTTAATGAATATTTTGATTTAACAAGAATTCCATATACATTATATAATAATTTAACATTTAATACAGGAGTAACTACTAGTAATGGACAACAATTACCAATTGGACTTTCTGCATTATTTACTGGTTCTAGTTATATTGAAACAGAATTAAATGGATATTATGACAAAGATCATAATTATACATTATCATTTTATATAAAACCAAATGCATCACAATTTGGTTCTGGGCAATTGATAATTGGAAAAACAAATTCTTTATTAAATCAACAATATCCATTTAAAATAGAATTGTCTGGATCTGGAAATATAAAATTTTCAACACAAGGATCTGAAACGTTAATTGCAGAAGTTACATCATCAGTATTAAATACTAGCACATGGAATCATGTTACATGTCAAAAGTCAGGAAGTAATTTAGAAATATTTATTGATACAGTAAAAAATAGTTCCGGAAGCTTTGATTTTATTACTACGCCTATTGATAGTTTAACAACATCATCTGTATATATTAACAATGATAATAATTTATCAATTGGAGGATACCAAACAGATAATATAGGCTCTAGCTATCTAAATGCATATTTAGATGAAATACGTGTATATAATAAATCATTATCGCAAGAACAAATTAACTCATTAGGAAATAGATCAGAATCAGCAAATCAAATATTACAAACAAATCGAATTGGTAATGTTTTTGATAAGTCTGGATTTTTTATTATTTCTAGTCCAAATTATCTTTATAAAGATTTAATTAATTCTGATTATACATTAACATATAAAAGTACTGTTAGACGGTTTGAACATTCTGTATTTTTAACAATTGATTCGGGAGATTTTAACGCAACATTAAATCCTACTACATTGTTAGATGACAATATTAATATGAAATCGTTTGCAACTGGGAGTGCATTTAATCCTTATATAACTACAATTGGTTTATATAATGATAAAGGACAATTATTAATGATTGGAAAAACAGGCTCTCCTATAAAAAATAGAAATGATATTGATTTAAATTTTTCTTTGAAAATAGATTTAGATAAACCAAAAGTAAATTTATAGATGATTAAATTAAAGAACATATTAAACGAAATATCAGAAGAAGAAGCTGATAGATTATTATCTAAAATAAAAAATAAAGAATTAACATTTTTAGCTCAAGGTGATAACGGAAAAGTGTATTCTATTAATGGTGAAGATTTATTATTTAAAATAACAACAGAGCCAGAAGAAACAGCTGTAGCTGATGTTATAGTTGGACGTCCTAATGAATTTGATGCATTTATTCCTGTACATTATTCAGACTCACAAAAAAATATGTATATAATGAGTCAAGCTTCAAATTTAACAGATAATCTAAAATCTGAATTAAATCGTTATTATAATGATTATAAAGAATATGCTCGAAGTCAAGGATTAGAAACAAGTATATTTAATTTTTTAAATACAGAAGCTTCAAGAAATTATTCTCCAAGAATTATTACATTTTTAAGAGCATTAGAACAACAAGTTAAAAAAACCGGAATTGGAGACTTAGAATTATCATTAGATTTTAGACCTGAAAATATCATGTTATGGAATGGTAATTTAGTTATGATAGACTGGTAAAGGAAAGTTATGAAAAATCATTGGCACTCTAATAATAAACAACGCCAAGCAGCATATAAATACGGATATAGATCCGGCTTAGAATTAAAAGTTGCAGATCAAATTAAAGAAGCAAAATATCCTGTTAATTATGAAACAGAAACATTAAAATATATAGTTCCACAAAAGAACTCAAAATATACACCTGATTTTATTTTTACAAAAAAAGATGGAAAGACAATGTATATTGAAACTAAAGGTAGATGGACAAGTACTGATAGACAAAAAATGAAAAATATATTAGCTTCAAATCCTGATATAGATTTAAGAATAATATTTCAGAACCCAAATCAGAAGATATCAAAAGGTTCAAAAACAACGTATGAAGCATATGCTTTAAAACTAGGTATTAAACACGTTGCAAAAAAAGATATGCCAATAGAATGGTTAAGTGAATGTTGTAAAGAAGGAGAAACACCAGTTACAACAAAATTTTTTGCATTATAATTGGATCTTTGAAAAATATTCATTATTTTTTTAATGTAAGTTAATAAAAAGATGAAATCGTTTAATGTAATATATATTATTATGTATATTATTAAATGATGATTCGTTAGACCGATTAATTGTGTCTAACATATATAATACCAATACTTTTGATCTTTCAGTAAATTTTATTATAATAGATTATATGAAGAATCTTAAACTACTTCAATTGCTAGAATCTGTACTAGGTAAAGGCAAACAAACTTCTGGGACTAATATTGCATTTTTCTCTCCGTTTACTTCACATTATAAACCTAAATTAGAAATTGATTTAAATACTACTAGTGAAGGACAAAATGCATGGCATTGTTGGATATCTGATAAAAAAGGTCGATCGATTAGATCATTGTTTAAACAATTAAATTTACCAAAAGAAAAATTTGATAAACTTAATAGAATAATTGAAGTCTCAAAATATAGAGATACTAAAGAAACAAAAATTGAATATTCATTACAACTTCCCAATGAATATCAACCATTGTGGATTGAAAAGAAAACACCAGATTATAGAAATGCAATTCATTATTTAAAAACTAGAGGCATTAATATTTTTGATATTATTAGATATAGAATCGGATATGCAGACTCTGGCCAATATTCTGGTAAAATTATTATACCTAGTTATGATTCAAATGGTCAATTAAATTATTTTGTATCACGAGCTTATTATAAAAGCGATCCACATAAACATAAAAATCCTCAAACATCGAAAGATATAATTGGATTTGAAATGTTAATTAATTGGAATGAGCCAATTATATTATGTGAAGGAGCTTTTGATGCAATTACAATAAAAAGAAATGCAATTCCATTATTTGGAAAAATTATACAACCAATATTACAAAAAAAGATTATAGAAGAACATGTTAAAGATATATACATATGTTTAGATTCAGATGCAATAAACAATGCAATAGAAATAGCAAAAAAATTCATGGCTGAAGGATTAAATGTATATTTTGTAGAATTATCAGATAAAGATCCAAATGAATTAGGATATAAAAAAATAACTGAAAAATTAGAAGACACATATCAATTCTCATTTGAAAGAATGATGGAGTTGAAAATAGACTCATTATGGAAATAAAAAAATTAAAAACAAATATAACGTCAATTGATAAAATATTTCACGTTTCAGACATTCATATACGCACATTAAAGCGACATAAAGAATATCAAGAAGTGTTTGATACATTATTTTTACATATTGCACAACATGCAACTAATCAAAGTATTTGTGTTATAACTGGTGATATTGTACATTCTAAATTAGATATGTCTCCGGAATTAATTAATATGTTAACTAAATTCTTTAATGGATTTCATATTCCTACTATTGTTATATTAGGAAATCATGATATGAATTTAAATAATTTATATAGATTAGATGCAATATCACCAATACTAGATGTTATTGATAATCCAAATATACATTTCATAAAAGAAAATGGATTATTTAAATTTGCAAATGTTGTATTTAATCATATGGCCGTCGACGTAGCTCCAAAAGATTATATTCGAGCTAAAGATTTCGATGCTCATTATAAAATAGCATTACATCATGGAGCTGTACATAATGCAAAAACAGATATTGGATTTCAAATATCAAACGATCATGTTACAACAGATTTATTTGAAGGACACGACTTAACACTATTAGGCGATATACATAAGCCAGCTCAATTTTTAAACAAAGAAAAAACAATTGGATATCCTGGGTCATTAATACAACAAAACCACGGAGAAGCACTTGATCATGGTATATTAGTTTGGGATTTGCCTGATCGTACATCTGAATTTATAGAAATAGAAAATAATTATGGATATGTTACATTTGAAGTCGATAATGCAAAAATTATTAATTCACCATATCGAGTCCCAAAAAAACCAAGAGTTAGAATTAAATTTAATAATACGGATGCATCTGATATTAAAAAACTAATTGCAACAATCAGAAAAAAATATAAAGTTCAAGATATATCTATACAACGTAGTGCAAATCATATTGAAAATAATCAAAATGGATCAATTGCAATTGGAAACGTTAGAGATGTAGAACATCAGAATAATTTAATAACACAATTTATTGAAGAAAATTATCCTGATGCAGATAAAAAAGAATTAGATGCAATTAGACATATTAATAGAACAATTAATTCTAAATTACCTGTTTTAGAATCTGTAAGAAATGTAACATGGTATCCGGTTTCATTTGAATTTGATAATATGTTTTCTTATGGAGAAAAAAATAAAGTAGATTTTTCAAAATTATCAGACGTTATAGGATTATTTGCAGCAAACGCATCTGGTAAATCTTCTTTGTTAGATGCAATAACATATACAATATTTGATAAATGTAGTAAAACAAGTAAATCAAAAGAAGTATTAAATAATAAAAAATCCGGATTTAAAGGTATATTTAAATTCATGCTAAATAACAAATTATATACTATTGAACGAGAAGGTATAACATTAAAACATGGTCATGTTAAAGTAAATGTTAATTTTTATAATGAAGAACAAAATTTAAACGGAGAAGAAAGAAGTGATACAAATAAAAGTATTCGAAGATATTTAGGTACATATGACGACTTTATTTTAACTGCATTTTCATTACAAGCTGATAATAATAATTTTATAGAAAAGTCACAACGAGAACGAAAAGATTTATTATCGCAGTTTCTTGACACAACAGTTTTTGAACAATTATATCATTTAGCTGCTGAAGAAATCAAAGAAACTTCCGGTAAACTAAAAGAATATAAGAAAACTGATTTTGGCTTAATAATAAAGGATTCAGATGATATAATTTTAAAAAATCAAGATAAAATTATTGAATTAGAAAAAGGAGATACCGACTTACAAGAATCAAGAAATAATTTACAAAATGAAATAGTAGAATTAATTGAATCAAAACAACCAATATCATATGAAGGGCCTTCTATTAGTAAATTACAACAAGAAGAAACAGTTTTAATACAAAATATTGAAAATATAGACGTTAAAATTAGTTCATTAGAGACAAAAATTAATGATACTAAATCTAATATATCTTCATATCAAACAACTATAGATTCAAAACAATTTAAAAAAATATCAAATGAATTATCAGATATTATCAAGAAAAAAGATATATTATCAAATGAAATAAGTACATTAACAAGTTTGATATCTTCGCAAAAAAAGAAAATAAATCATTTAAAGACTCATGAATATGATCATACATGTAAGTATTGTATTGAAAATATATTTGTAAAAGATGCATTAGAAGCAAAACGATTACTTCCTGGGAACGAATTAGATTTAAAAACAAAACACGGATCAGTTCAATTTTTTCAACAACGTATTGACAAATTAAATTCGTTAATTCATGAATATCAAGAAAAAATAAATTTAAAGAATTCAATTGAAAAATTAGAATTACAATTACAAATTTTTGAGAGTGATATGCAAACAAAAGAATCTGAATTAGAAACTAATGCTGAACGACAAGAATTATTTCGTAAAAATGAATCTGCTATTATATATAATGAATCAATAGATAAAAAAATAGATTCTAAAAAGAAACTTATAATAGAAACTACAGAATTAATAAAGAATATAACTAATAAAATTAAATCTAATCATGGTGAAATTGAAGTTGCTAAAACAAAAAAGAAAACAGCTTTAGAACAATTAGAAATATATAAACAATTAGAAACAGAATATAAAGCATATGAATATTATTTACAATCTGTTAAGCGTGATGGAGTTCCTTACGAATTAATTAAAAAAGCATTGCCAAAAATTGAAACTGAAATAAACAATGTTTTAAATCAAGTAGTTGATTTTAATATGGTATTAAATACAGATGGTAAAAATATTAATGGATATATTATTTATGATGAAGATAATTTTTGGCCATTAGAATTAACTTCTGGAATGGAAAGATTTATATCATCATTAGCAATTCGAGTAGCATTAATTAATGTTTCAGCATTACCTAGACCTAATTTTATAGCAATAGACGAAGGATGGGGTAGTTTAGATCGAGAACATATTTCTGCAGTAACAAATTTATTTGAATATTTTAGAACAAAATTTGATTTTTCAATTATTATATCTCATGTTGAATCGATGAGAGATATGGTAGATAATTTAATTGAAGTTAATAAGATAGAAAATTTCAGTCATATTCAACATGTTTGATATTTATAAAAAAGAAACTTGATGAATGGCTCGAAAACTTGCTACATATAAAGGATATGATACATTAAATACGTATTATTCTGATTCTTCACTATTATCACCAGATATTTTTGATATTAGTTTTTTTCCAAACAAATTAACCGTTGGTAAAAATTTAATTAAATTTCGTGGTAATTTAAATTCTTTAAAAATAGGAGCTCCTATAGATGTTGAAATATTGGATTCAAATGGCGACCCTATATATTCAGAATTTATAGACTATATAGATCAAGACGGATCTAGAGTACTTTCAATATACATATATGAAGATACTGCTCCTGGTGATGCAACTATAATATTTGTTACAGAGATAACAAAGATTAATGATCAACAAATACCTAATACTTTTCAAAATCAATTAAATGCAAAATGGACAAGAACTATACCAGTTAATCCATTAGACTTAAATACATCAACTGTTATTTTTGATGATTTACCAAAAGTAACAATATCAGAAAATGTTGGAGTTCAATTAAATAGAACATATACAAACGGACAATTTCCAATTTATAATACAGGCCAAGTAAGTTTTATATCACAAAACAATCAACCAACTGTAATATTAACCGGAGGTAAATTTAACGGAGATATGATTAACGGTACATTGTCAGTACCAACCCCATCTAATCCTTTACCTACATCTGATATTAATGCTAGCTCAACTTCATATACTAGTACTATTAGTAAAGTATTAAATGACACTACACTGCAATTGAATTTTCCATATGAAGTTTTTGATACTCAAAGTAATTTTTCACATACATTTAATAGTTTTGATAATTCGGCATTTCAAATTGACTATGAAGCAACCCCTCAATATACTCCAACACAAAACTCAGAA